GTTCTTGATTTTAATTCGCTCATTATTGATTCAATTACCGATACTACTTCTTCATGATAAACTTTCTTTTCAAGTAGTTTAATCAAATCTGCATCAGCTTCTAAGTATGTAGTAATGTCGGATTTGAGGGTAAATTGAAAAGGCTGCCATCCATATTCTTCTAATTCTTCTTGCGACATTTTACCAGTATAGTATTCCCATTTAATCTTCCGCATACGGAGATAATCAAAATGTGCCTTCTTGGAAGCAATTTTGTGTTTAGTGAGAATTGTGAGATATTTGTTGTGAAGAAGTGGAATACGAATGAGTTCTTTACCAGGTTCGGTCTGGTCAATTTCTGCATCACGCTTCCAATTTTCTAATACTTGTTCTAGATTTTCCATAATAATTTCAAAGAGTTAACATGCTTTTCTACACGGTAACACACTCCATGTTAAAAGGCAATAGTTATGTTACATTAAACTGGTACAAATTCAAATTGTTGGTATACAAAGTTGGCGGTACCTGTCATGATAGTATCCGCTGATTGTTGGGTGTCAAAATTAAGATCAGATAATCCTACAGGAAACATATTGGTAAACTGTATTCGTACTACAGGATTATTAAGAGCATTTAAAACAGTCAAAGTGGCATCTGAATACCATGGTTTTGTGGTATTTTTATATTGATTGGATTGAGAACCTAAACGATTCCTTTCTTCAGTACCATTAGGACTGGCAAAAGATTTAAACCAATTATACAGTTCTTTCCATGTTTCCAAAGATTCATCCACATTAAAATCAATATTAAAATTATTGTAGGACAACTGGTTACCAGGCGAGTATACAGTCAGCGATGGAAAAGCGATTGGGGCCTGTCCTACACTCACCCCTGGTACGTTTACAGCTGTACAGAAGTATGTAACCGTGGGTAATCTATCAAACGACAACATGAATTTTGTCGGTTGTGCATAGTTGGTGTTTTGAGGTGTTCTAGTTAAGGCAGTCATACTATTATTTAGGAGCCAAAAAAAGAGACCTCCGAAGAGGTCTCTAAAAATATCACTCTGAGGTGATTTACTTTTCTTTTTGCTTACATTAAATTTTTAACTCCAAAAATCCTGTAGTAAACGTTCTGTTGAGCACGAATAATACCGTCAGATGGATTGAGACCTTGTGCGAATGGGTTTGCAACCATTCCATAACGTGTCTTAAATCCAATCTTTGGTTGGAATGTGAATTGGTCTACAGCACGAACCATTTGCAATGGAACGTATGGGCAATAGAACAAACCAGCATCGTATGGTGAAGTACCTTTGTAGCCTACAGTTACCAATTCTTGGTTAGATGTATATCCACCAAAGTATGGGTCGATGTAAACTTTGATACGACCGTGGAGCATACCAGCAAATGTATTGCCTGTGTCATCTACTTGCAAATCAGACTGGAGAGCAGGTGTATAAGAAAGAACACCAGCCATTGCCATTGCTGAAGCAACGTCAGAAGAAACGATCAACACATTACCTTTACCTCTACGAGTCTGCTTGGCAATAACGTTAGCGTCACGCTCGATTTGGAAAATCAAACCTTTGAAACGCTCAACAGACCAACGACCGTTTGAATCGGTATCAAGGTCAAAGTAACCAGCAGTTGTTGTACCATACTGAGCACCTGGAACAGCAGTGTTGTAGATAGTACGGATAACTTCACGGTTAATTTCAGCCAAAATTTCTGTAGACAGAATGTTTGACAATTCTGTTTCAGCGTCAAGACCATGAATTGCTTTCAAGTCTTGTGCCAACTCTAAAGAGTATTCAGCTTTTAAGGCACGGGATTGAGCAGTTACAGTAACTTTCTCAATTGAGAAGGCCATCTGTTGGAATGCATCAGCACCGTCAGCACCTAACAATTCAGCCTTAGCTGTTGTCATGCCAATACCAGTTGTTACGTTGTTAGCACCTAAAGTTGCTACTGGATTGGTATTTGTATCAGATGTTGAGTTACCTTTGAAACCATAGTTATTGTATGGTGCATACTGTGAAGTATTACCAGAGAAGATTGTATTGGCTTCGTTGAAGAATGCCTCAGAACCAGTCTGGTTAGCGTAACGAGCACGCATTGCAAAAATCAAACCTGTAGGGCCTGTCATTGGCTGAACACCAGCAACGTCATAAGCGATCAAGTTTGGTAGAGCACGGCGTACTAAAGAAATCAAAATTGGGTCAAAGTTTTGAACACCACTAGCAACGTTGGTAGGACCAGTATCGCTTAATTCGTTCAATTGTTGACGATCTTGACGCATTGCTTGTGCTTGGTTTTCCAACACTAATGTTGTAACGGCACGCTTGTATGGATCCTTAATGGAATCTAATTCTGGATGATCCAGAACTGCGCCCCATTTAGATTGTAGTTCTTCTGTTAAGTACATTTAATTCTCCTTATTATGGTACTTTTTATTTCTTAGTTTGTGAAATGGTTCTTGCGACTTGTTCAATTAAAGCGTCCTGAGAATGAACTGATTTCTTAGTTTCTTCTTCAATTTGAACTTCATCATCCAAAGCAGAACTGTCTGCGGTCTTAACGGAATTCTTAAAGTAAGATTCTTTAATAACTTCCAACTTAGACACAAACTCTTCCTCAGTAGCAAATTCAACACCTTCTGCAAGTGATTTCATTTTTTCTACTTGGGTCTGCGTTAGGCCTTCACACGCTGTGTAGATAGCCTCAATTTTTTTATGCTCATTCAATTCTTTTTTCATTTGAACAGCAGTATTAATTTGTTCGTTTAAAGATTCTTCCAATTCTTCAACTTTAGCAGTCAATTCTTCAACAACATCAACTTGCTCATCTGGAATATCAATGTAATGCTCTTCAAACAAACCTTTTAAACCTTTAATAAAATCTTCTACAATTTCAGATTTTAATCCAGAATTAATAGCGATTTCGTTTTCTTTAACCCATTCTTCAACCATGTAGTTAAGATAGTCATCAACTTTAGCAGCCAAATCTTCTTTGACTTCTTCTACAGCTTGTTCAAATTCTTCAATTAATTGCTCTTCAGCTTCAGCAATAACTGCTTCAGCACGAGCAACAACGGCAGCTTCAAAAATTGTAGCAGCTTTAGATTTGAATTCTTCGGAAAGATCCTCACCTTGTAACATGGCTTCAACATCTTCACCATAAGAACCGTAAGAGATAGATTGTGTACCGGCAACTGTTGTACCATCGTAATGTTGAAATGTAGCGCCTTTGTTCATACCAAAAGTATTGGTAGGCAACTTAGCAGGTTTACGATCACGAATGTCCTCGTAATCGGTTGCATCGGATTTGGCTGGGTACATAATATCTTTGCGTCCTTCTGTATCTTGTGGGCCATGTGATTTAGTAATGCCAACGCCTTCTTTTTCACTACCTTGTGGAGGAGTAGCACCTGGAGGAGTTGCTGTTGGAACACCTTTTAAATAATCTGGTAATTCGTCAACCAAACCACGTTCTGGTGACTGACCAATCATGCCAACATCTTGTTGACCAGCAACAGTAGATGTAGGTAATTTGCTAGAACCAACTTTTAAAGGATTGGTTAATTCACGCTGACCAGCTTTAGCACGAATGTTGCTGTCAAACATTGATTTTGAATCTTCACCCAAAATTACTGACTGAGCGGCTTCTGTTAATTTTCCCATTTTGAAAATCTCCTTGATTTGATATGGATATTTATATTTAAAGTTTTTTCAGGAAGTTTTCAAAGATACGCATGCTAACTTGTTCAATATCTCTCTGTGAAGCTTTGCGGATTTGTGATACCGCTTGAGAGTAATCTTGTTCAGTCCATACGCCATTGACTAACATCCATTCTTTACCCTCCATGATACCTTGTACAAAAGCATCAGGTGCTGAAGGGTCTGCTACTATATCCGCCGCTGTGGCCAGATGAAAATCGTCTTGAACTACATTTACACCGTTAACATTTTTTAAAGAACCCATACCACGAGAAGAAACACCGATTTGTGCACCTCCCTCAATAAGGTTCTTAACAATAGTACCCATAGGTGTGTCAAGAATTTTTGCTTTGCCTATCCAATTATTACCTTCTTGGTAAAGTTCCGTAGTTAAATGTGAAACTCTATCAAGATTGATTGTTGGTGTATCAGGATGACCCAATTCACCAAAGGCACGGTTTTTGTGTACATAGTTTTCGTTGTAACGCTGAACTTCTTTTTGCATTACTTCTCTAAGATATTTGCGACCATTTCGATTTACCACTTCTGCTTGGAGAAATGGACCTTGAATGTATAATGACTTTTTACCGTCTTTTTCTTCAGCTAGATAACTAACTGTTTCGGTAACTTCTTTGATTAGTTTCATATTACTAATACCTTTCTTTTTTACTGTCTAACGCCGGATACAGAATAAGAACCATAGTTAAATGCAGCTGGATCATTAAACTGACCACGTTGGTAATAAGCGTTATCCTTACGGAAAGAAAGAATTAATGTGTATGCGGTGTTTGTAGTTGCACCATAACTATTAATTCCTAAATTTCCATTTCCACCCGAAGCATTATTTAAAATAGCAGGATTTTGTTGACTACCGTATTCGCCGTTTCCGTTTAAATAGAAAATGGTTGCTGAGTTAGCATATTGAGCACTTTGATTGGCTCCTGCACCAGTCCAAAAAAGTTCAATAGAACCGGGAGGAGAAGCGGTTGACATACTGACAAAATATTGTGCTGAAGTTAACTGTAAATTGTAATATGGTTTTGCAGTATTACTAAGGCTTAAACTAGTGTATAATGGAACATTATTGGCATCTAAAGCTCCATACAAAGTATTTGCTTGAATTTTGGAAGTATTAGATTCATTTCCTGAAACACCATCAAACTGTCCTGTTAATTTAATAACACAATCTGTTGTAGTATCTCGTAATACTTGGTAAGTAAATTTATTTGCCATTTTTTATCCTATTTTGTTTCTTCTGCTGACCATTGCATATCTGTATAAGGTACGGTTACATATTTATCTATTTTATCCACATAGTATAATGCCACTCTTTGTCCATTTGGATATTGACGAACCGATTTACGTTTCATCAACAAAACCGCCGGCGGATCTAAAGGCTTTCTTTTAACTGCTTCACCTAGAAGGTTAGGTAATTCTTCAACTTCCAATACTTCTGGTTCCAGATTTTCAACAACAATTTCTGGTTCATCTGTAACAACAGAAGTTTTAAATTCGTCAAAAGTTTTCACTTAATTATTCCGCATCTTGCTGAGGTTCTTGTAAAGCCATACGACTTTCTGGAGCAATTAAACTGTGTGCAATTTCTTTTTTATGTGAATCAATATGTGCCATCACTTTATCGTGAATAGCGCCATAAACAGCATCACGCATTTCTTTACCATTGTCATCATAAGCGTAATCAATAATTGCTCTTGTTTTATCTGTCATTTTAATCTCCAATAAAGTATTTATAGTATTTGTTTCAATTTGGTAAATGTTCCTGGTGATTGTGGTTGTTCATCAATTTCTTCACCACCACCTTGTTCAGGATCGGATGCTACTTGTTGCATCATAGATTGTTGTGCTACTTGATTGATGACGCCAACCGGTAAACCAAACCCATTTGCTTTTTCTTCATCAATTTCACTTTGCATTTCTCTAATTTGGTCATCAGTTAAACGTAGTACTTGACGTTGAATCCAAGCTTGTGAAAAATAACGACCGGTGTATGGATCGACTTCTTGCAACAAACTAAGCCTTTCTTTCATCAACTCGGCATCTTTAAGTTCAGTAAAGTTATTATCTTTAATGAAGTCATAATGAATGTGCTCTTTAAATTCATTCCATTCTTCTGCGGTACAAATACCTTTAAGAACACATTGAACTCTTAATGCTTGATCAAACATTTCAGCAAACTTGTTACGCAAACGATCAACAAATTTAGCAAATTTTAATTCATCACGAGTAATTTCATTTGTACGGCCTAAAGTAAATCCGGAACTTTCTGGATTTAAACGAGAAACAGGAACATTAAGGGCTTTGTATAATTTCTTTTCAAAATACTTAACATCTTCTAATTCACCTAAGTTTTGGCCGCCTGGCAGAGTAGCAATTTCTGTGCCTTTTCCACCTTCACGGCGAGGTAACCAAAAATCTTCCATCATTGATAAGAATTTACGGTCATCACGAACTTCACCGGTATTTGCATCATAGACAAGTTTGTTTTTATACTTGACCATAATATCACGGAGATATTGTTCAGCTTTTAACTTTGGTAAGTTACCCACATCAATATAGAAAATGCGGCGCTCGGGAGCACGACTGATACGATAAATGACAGTAGCATCTTCAATCATCCTTAATTGGTTGAGTGGTTTGATTGCTTTATGTAGATACGACAAAACTACAGCCCTACGAGAGTCCATAAGACCAGATACAACTGAGATAATGGAATCTGTGGTAATCCGAACACCAACAGGACCAAAGTTACTAGAAGAACCAGTAACCACTTTATCATTGTAAATATAATATTCGTTAATGACATGCATTGCCTCTACGCCAGTACGATCATCTTTTTTCTTTTTAATTTCACGAACTTTACGAAGTTTACGAGGATCAATATAACGTAATTCTTTAATACCTTCAATTGGTTTTTCACGGTCAATAATAATATGGTAATACATTCTACCATCAACATAATAACGGCGAAAAATATCTTGTGCCATGTTGTTATAATTTAACATGCGGCAAATATTGGCAAATTCTGCTCTAATGGCATCTTTAATTTTGTCTGGTTGCTTTAAATCATCCATAACAATTTGAATAATTTTACCATCATCATCTTGGCATATTGCTTCACCAACAATATCATCAATAGCGGATTCAATCTCTGGCTGCATGGACATTTCACGATAACGAGAAATAAGTTCTACTTCATTTTTAGCTGTACCATCTAAATCTACATAAGTGCCGTAATAAGCAGCAGATGTAATGGTAAGAGCACCATCGTCATTATTGGGAGGCGAAAACGAAGGAGCAACAGCACCATCTTCCTCGTCCTTGGCTCGAGAAATTGTAAAACCAAACAGAGAGAATTTATTAAGAGCTGCCATATTATTTACTTTTCCAATTCAAAAAAACATAAAGAGAGGACCGGAGTCCTCTCGTATTAAAAATATATTAACTAGTAGTATTTGATTCCCAATATTGGAAAGCAAATGTTGCACCGTATTCTTCAATAGCATCGTTTTGATCCCAACCTAAATCGATTGGAGCAATGTCAACAGGAAATAAACCAACAAATTTGTATGATTTAAGAATGTTGCCAGTTTTACCATATTGATCAACAGTTGCATCAACAGTATAGTTTGTAGATGAAGCAGCTGCACTATTACGAACATTGGTGGTATTACTATTAATAGCATTCATCCAAGATTCAAGTGCATTACGAATTACAAAATCTTCATCGTTAATAATTTGCAAAGACCAGTCAGTAAATGTACGGTTACCTGCAAACTTTACTTCACGACCAAAATATGGAACAGTTACTTGACCAATTGTTGAACCGGGTAACTGAGCCGCTTTAGCCATAAAAGTGGTTTTTGCACCAGCAGCCGCACCGTTTGTAGTGAAAGTTGGGAATGTTAGAGTCACTTGGAATAGATTGGGACGGGCACCGTCTCCAATCATATTCGCTCTAAAATCGTTTACATTAAAAGCCATTGTTTTCTCCTATATCGTTTATTTATTAGACAGCACCAACGACTGTTGTGAAGTCAACACCAGTTCCAACTGCCACAAAATTCAACTGAATGTAATTGATGGAACGAGCAGGTTTAATGTAAATGTCACCCACAAATTGATTAGAATCAATAACTTGCGCTGTATTATTTGTACTATCACAAACAACACGGAAGTCGGTAATACCACGGCGACCTTGCACATCACGAAGAAATGGAGTTACCAATGCAACAAACTGAGCACGAGTAAAGTCATCGTTAAATTCAAAAAGTGAATATTGGGCAGCTTTGGCAATTGCCTTTTCAAGAACAATAAACAGTCTACGAACATTGATACGATCAAAAGCAGATGGTTTAGCTTGTAGAGTTTTATCGCCAAACAAAACAATACCTTGACCAGGGAAAGATACAACAGGATTTACGCCTGCTGAATACAATGCGTCACGATATGTTTTTGCTGGATTCCATGCCAACTTAATAGCATTCTTGATTGCACCACGGTTGAAACCAGCTGGAGAATACCAAGGATCACGAACTGTGTCGGTATTAACACACAAACCAGCAATGTCACCATTTAATGGAATCCAACGGTATGTTTGATTGTATTTGTCGTAAAAATATTTCCAACCAGAGTCGGCAACAGCAAATGATGTTGAACGTTGCAATCCAGTTGAGGTATTATTCAACCAATTAAGTATGGCTGCAGATTCGTTGCCGGCGTTATTTACAACGGCAGATTGTGGAGGAGAAATAAATGCTACGCAATCAGCACGAGAATTAACAATATTGTCAATAATGTACGATTGAACGTTTGCGTTTGCGTCACCAGTAATAACTAAAGAAATGTCTGTAGTTTCTTTGTTTGTAAACAATCCATAACCATTTTTATAATCACCTTCTGTTAATGCAACATCAGTACCGCCACTTAAAGCCAAAGTGGTATTTACGTTTGAAGATGTAAAATTAGTATTAGCAGCAATTTGACCCCAATTGCCGTTAGTTACGTTATTTGCATAATTTACTGGATCTACAGCATAAATGTAACGTGATTTATTAAAAATAACTTGTTTATAATAGTTTGAAACACCATTGAGTTCTGCATCTAATGCTTTTGACATGAACGGGAACGTTTCTAATACTGCACCTTTAGAGCCTGATATCAAACCACTAACGTCAGTAACAACAACGTGAATTTCGTCATTTGCACCACCTACAGCAGAAGTGTAAGCAGAAGTGCCTGGAGCAGAAGAAAAAGAACCTGAATATGCCCATGAAGAAAATTGATTTGCAGTATCACAAACAGAAACAGCCAAAGAATTTCCTAAAGCGCCAGGATAGCGAGCCATGAAAGCGCCATATAAATTGGCATTATTTTGATTTAACAATGTATATTGAAAAACATCTAAATTACCAACTTGAATATTTGGATTAGAAGTGTTTGCATCAGCATTGTAAGTCAAATTGTTTGCGGCACGGACAACACTTAAATTATTACCATATGCCAAGAAAGCAGCTGCGGTAAAAAATGAAGTTGCTGTATTATTGTTTGGGTTACCAAATCGTTGTGTTAATGTAATTTCGTTATTAACTAATATGATTTTTCCTACTGGTCCCCAAGAAAAGGCTCCAGCAAAAGCGCCAGCAGTTGTAAGTACCGAAGGAACGACAGTAGTTAAGTCAATTTCCGATACGTTTACACCTGGAGAGAGTTGAATCGCCATTTAAATTCTCCTTGAATTATTATATGTTTTTGGCAGTTATGATACCATACAGATATTTATGAATCACAGGATTTACATTTTTCTCCAGAATTCTCTGGAATATTCTGCATATACTTCACCCGAACTTGCTTTTTCCCAAACGTCACCGCCTTGAACCATAAAATCATGTTCCAACCCGTCATCAATAATTGGTGCCGGAGGGGTAATTTCATCCATTTGATTCATATTTTCTAACTGAATCTGTTTTCTTACGTCATGATTAACAATTTCTTTAAAATATTTCTGAGTAGTTACCCACCCAAACATGACTAAACCCATCACCAAATCATCATTTGATTCCGCCTCGGCCGCAAAAGAATTCTTTTGAGCTACAAAGGTGGTTAATTCAGAATAAGTATCAAAGTCATTAATCAGTAATTTATCACCTTCAATCAAAGCTTTTAGGTTTGAACAACCAATTCGTTTGACTTGTGGTGACATTTTCAGACCTAACTGAACACCTCTAGCAAAACCGGCAGACAATTGTTGAGGTTTTTTGTTACCAGTAAATACTTTCCATAAATTCTCGTACTCCAATTCGGCATGAAGCGTGTCGGCAATTTGTTGAGTATTATTAATTTCACATAAAACATAAGCATCATTATACAACTTTGCCGTATTATAGATAACGGTTGGAAATAATATAGGTGATATAGAAGAAGATTTGTAAGTTGCTACCTGTCTATATGGAGTTTCTGACATATCAATCACGGAGAACGCACTGGAGTCGAGGCCTTTGCCTTCTGAGGGGTCGACTACTAAACAATACATATGATCTTTTAGGTTCTTCTCTCCATCTTCTTTGATAGGTTCTTCATATATCTTCAACATGTCATGCGTGGCAATAGGATTACCATACCGCATTTGCTGTAACTTGCCTCCAGCAATTAAGGTATTCGAAGAACCTAAGAATTCCGTTTCAAATTCTTGTTGGAATTGCCTTTCGGAAGTATTACGAATAGTTTCTTCACGCCATTCTTGGTCTCGACCTGGAACTTGTGACCAATGAATTTCAAACGGAACATAATTGCTTCGTTTTTCAACGGCATCCATCCACATTTTATAATACAGATTCATTCCGTTGGGAGTTGATACCATCAAAATCTTTGTTTTAGTACCGGAAGTAATAACAGGATAAACCGATGCCATAAACTCATAGGCAATATTAGAAGGTACGAATGCAAACTCGTCTAAAAATACAATGTTATAAGAACCAGAACGAGCAGCAGAACTTGATGTGGAGTCTGCGGTAATTTTAGAATCATTTTCTAATTCAATTTTACCTTTGTTCCATTCTACTACACCTTGCTGTAACCAAATAGGAAGATTCTCATAGGCCAATTGTAACTTACCTAAAATATCACGAGAAGTTTTACCTTTGTTGGCCAAAATGGCTATGTTTTGAGCGTCTTGAAATAAAATAACCCACAGAAGATAAGCAATTGCAGTAGTGGTTTTACCAACTTGCCGAGGACATTTAACAATAACAAAACGATTTTCATTAAAAGTTCTAATCATGTCCTTTTGAAAATCATACATATCAAAAGGTACAATACCGTGGTCTAAAGATACAATACTAATATATTTTGAAAAATAAACAGGATCTTTGGCGCACCTCTGATACTCTAAGATTTGTTCTTCCGTATAGTTAATCTGGACTCCAACTCGTTTGAGCCGTGGGTTATCCCGATATGACTGTTTATTGGTTGTCAT